TACAAATATAAAGTACGACCAGTTTACAACGCCCCTGGCTTGTTTCTCCACATTGAGAAGATGCTATCAACACCATTGTTAGCTCAACTCAGAAACCCCGAATGTTGTGTGATGCACGGACTTGAAACCTTCCGTGGAGCACTAGCGCTGCTTGACAAAGTCGCCCTTCACTTTCAATCCTTTATAGGAATTGATTGGGGAGAATTCGATCAACGCGCCCCAAATCCGATAATCGGATCCTACTATGACGACTTCCTCGAAAGAGTGATCATCATCTCAGAAGGATACTACCCCTCATATGGATACACAAACACCAAGATTAACCTCAACTCAAAAGCAATGTTTACACGCATTGACAACTTGAAATGGTTCTTGAAAACGTGGTTCTATAATATGGTATATCTCTCGCACGATGGTTACGCTTATGGACGAACTCATGCAGGCATCCTATCCGGATTACTGAACACACAAGTGTTAGACTCATACGTTAACGCGTTTGTTGTCATTTCAGCACTCTTAAGGTTCGGCGCTACTCACGACGAGATTAGAGCATTCATTTTCTTCATTATGGGAGATGATAACGTTCTATTCCTCACCTGGACAATCGACAAAGCAACACGTTTCCTAGATTACCTCGAGAATTATGCCCGTGATTTTTACGGCATGAAACTCTCAGTACTCAAGTCACTGGTTACAGCTTCAAGAATTAAGATTGAAGTATTACAATATCGTAATCATTATGGCATGCCAGTACGCGAAATTGGTAAACTTTGGGCACAACTTGCTTTCCCCGAAAGGCCCCCCCCCTCCGACAAGGAATGGATACACGCCGCCCGCTCAGTTGGACTAGCTTATGCCGCCTGTGGCATGGACTACACCTTCCACCAAGCATGCGAAGAAGTATTCAATACCTTTCGACCTTCCGAGTCCCACGACTACGACGAATTCAAACGATATTTATCGTTCGCAATTCGCGAGTTTGTAGAATCATCCGACGAAGACATCTCCTTCGAGAGATTCCCTTCAATATCAGAGATACGTCAACGCGTATCAATGTACCACGGATACTACAGCTCCAACGACAAGTGGAACTTCAAGGTATTCACCAAAGGACCCAACGATTTTGAACGTCCCTACGAGACGATGGCAGAATATAGAGCACGCAATAGCGTCCCTCATCGCCCATCCCCAATTCTCC